CATGGCAATTAACAGAGCTCAATTAGCGAAAGAATTGGAACCAGGATTAAATGCACTCTTTGGCATGGAATACAACCGTTACGATTCTGAACACGAAGAAATCTTCGAGACTGAAACTTCAGACAGAGCGTTTGAAGAAGAAGTAATGATCGTTGGTTTCGGCAGTGCACCAACAAAAGCTGAAGGTGCAGGTGTATCATTTGATAACTCGACTGAGGGTTATACATCTCGTTACACACACGAAACCATATCACTTGCTTTCTCTCTAACTGAAGAGGCAGTCGAGGATAACCTTTACGATAGACTTGGTTCAAGGTACACAAAAGCCTTGGCTAGATCTATGGCGAACACGAAGCAAATTAAAGCTGCTTCAGTTCTAAATAATGCGTTTTCAACAGACTTTAATGGTGGAGACGGCAAACCACTTATTGCTACAGATCACCCTCTTGGTGGTGGTGGCACACTAAGTAACAGGCCTTCTTCATTCACTGATCTGAATGAAACTTCTTTGGAAGATGCACTTATCTCTATCTCAACATTTGTTGACGACAGAAACTTAACCATTGCTTTGCAAGGGCAAAAATTAATTATCCCACCTGCATTGCAATTTGTTGCTGATAGACTTATGAGCAGTCCTGGAAGAGTTGGAACATCTGACAACGACATCAACTCAATAAGAAATCAAGGTATGCTACCTCAAGGATATGTGGTCAACCACTACTTGACAGATACTGACGCTTTCTTCATTAAGACTGATTGTCCAGATGGCTTCAAGCATTTTGAAAGATCCCCAATGACAACTTCATTGGAAGGTGACTTCGACACAGGTAACATGCGCTACAAAGCTAGAGAGAGATACTCTTTTGGTTTCTCAAACTACAGATGCGTATTTGGATCTCAAGGGGCTTAACCTAGAGATTACTCCTTTAAGGGAGCTTCGGCTCCCTTTCTTTTTTCTAATATTTAACTTACAATCAATTAAACCGAGATTAATCGTTGCACCAACTGGCTCGGCAGACTTACTCCAAAGATGGCGCAACATATTTAGTTAGGAGAAAATTATGGCTAAATCAACTTTTTCAGGACCAGTTAGATCCTTATCTGGTTTTATTTCATCGGGTAATGCAAGTGTCGTTAGCTTAACGGCTGATACTACTTTAACCGTTGATGCTCATGCAGGCAAAATATTACTTTGTAACGATGCAGATGGTAAGTTTACCTTACCAAGTATTGTTGCTACTGCACCAGGCAGCGACGATGACCCAAATCAATTAAACAACCTAGGCGCTAGTTTTACTTTTGTTATTGAAACCGCAGCTACTGATATGGACATCTTAACTGATGGTACAGACAAATTTGTTGGTGGTCTTTATATTGGTAAAAATAATGCAAGTGGTAAAGTATTTATATCAGGCGCATCAAACGACGTAGTTACTTTTGATGGTTCAACTAAAGGTGGTCTTGTAGGCTCTGTTATTAGATGTACTGCTATGGCATCTGCTAAATACAATATCGAAGGTATAGTATTAGGTTCAGGAACTATAGTTACTCCATTTGCTGACGCTTAATATTAGGAGTTAAATATGGCTGATACAGTTACATCCCAAACAATACAGGATGGCGACAGACAAGCCGTTGTTAAATTTACTAATGTTTCAGACGGTTCAGGCGAAAGCGCTGTTAAAAAAGTTGACGTATCTGCGTTAGCTAAAAACGGCAGGGGTGAAACCTGTACCAAAGTTTCTGTTGCGCGTATTTATTGGATGACAAGAGGTATGGGCGTAAATATAGAATTTGATGCTTCTACAAATGTATTATTGGCAGGGTTGCCTGCTGATAGTACAGGCGATGAGTATTATGACTATTTTACAGCTATACCTAACAATGCGGGCAGTGGAGTGACTGGAGACATAGATTTTACAACAGTCGGTCATTCTAGTGGCGATACTTATAATATTATCCTGGTGTTAATCAAGAAATACGATTAATGGCTGAATATAAGGGTAAAAAAGTAACCCTAAACAAACCTAGGAGAATCTCTAAAGGTTCTCCTGGATTTGGTAAAAAAACTAGAGAAGTTTTTGTTCGCGATCCTGCATCTGGTAATATCAAACGCGTGACTTTTGGCGATCCTAAGCTAGGAGCTCATCCTAATAATCCTAAAAAAAGAAAAGCTTATTGTGCTCGTAGTAAAAATTTAGGCAGCGATAGAACCAAAGCAAACTATTGGTCGCGTAGACAATGGCGTTGTTAAATGGCAGATCCAAAAAAAGGAACAGGAAAAAAACCAAAAGGTAGTGGTCGTCGTCTATATACAGATGAAAACCCAAAAGATACTGTTTCAATTAAATATGCAACTTTGCAAGATGCTAGAGATACAGTCGCAAAAGTTAAAAAAATAAAAAAAGCTTTTGCAAGAAAAATTCAAATATTAACTGTTGGTGAGCAAAGGTCTAAATATGGCGGTAAGCCAAGACAAGCAGAGATATTTAGACGTGGCAAAGATGCGATTAGAAAAAAACATGGTAAAATAAAATAATGGCAAAGAAAGTAAAAAGTGGCGGTAAAATATGTCCAGAGGGTAAAGCTTGGGCAAAACGTACATTTGATACATATCCCAGCGCATATGCAAATATGGCCGCATCTAAATATTGTAAAGATCCAAACTATGCAAAAAAATCCAAAGCTAAAAAAAGTAAAAGAAAAAAGTATGCTGGTGGCGGTATTGCCAATGCAGGCTTTGGAGCTGTAATGAGATCATCTAGCTAAACTTATGGGACAACTAGCAGAGTGGCGTAAACAAAATTGGGTTAGGATTGGTACAGATGGATCAATTAAAGGTCCATGTGGCACTAGCAAAAATAAAAAAAATCCTGATCGCTGTCTACCAGCAGCCAAAGCAAGAAGTCTATCTAAAGCTGAAAGAGCTAAAACAGCCAGAAAAAAGAAGAGAGCTGGTGCAAAAGGTAAGACAGTAGTTGCTAATACAAAAAAAGCAAAAGTAAGAATGGGTGAAGGCGGTCCAGTTAAAAAAATTACCTTTATAGCAAGAGGTTGTGGTAAAGTTATGAACAATCGTAGAAAAAAGACTACTATATCTTAGGAGTTATTATGTTTAAGAAAACAAAAGGTTATGGTAAAGGTGGCAAAAGAGGTGGAATGAAGCCTAAAAGCATGTCAAAAGGCGGTGCTGCAGGTGGTGCAAAACCTAAAGGTATGTCTCGAGGTGGCGCAGCTTCAAAAGGATTTAGAACTGGCGGCGCAGCTAAAGGTTACAGAAAAGGAGGGAGCGCCAAAGGCTATAAAAAAGGTGGCGCACCTAAAGGCAACAAAAGAGGCGGAAAATAATATATAGTAAGTGCCATATCTTTACAGCAATATTCCTTACTTTAAATGTTGGGTAAGGAAAGAATATACACACAATCACGATAAGTATCACGGCGAGTTTCTACACGCTATGGTTGTTGGCGTTACTACAATGCCAAACAGATGTCTTAGTTTTCACATAATATTTACAGGTGTCGAGGCTGAAGGTGAGCCTGAAGATACGGTTCACGGTGGAGCTATGTGGGCCCGCATGCCTATAACAGCTTTAGTTGGCGATACGCCTTTTGAAGAATGGCCTGAACCCATGCAAGTCCATGATGCTCAGCCTTGGGATTGTTCATCTCATCATAATTCAGTATATGTAATAAATAGAGCAACACCTTGTCCTTGGCTTGCTAAAATAGACGGTCAAATGTTTCCAGCCAAATATTATTTTACTGTTGATTATACAGAAAGTGAGATAGCAGACGATCCCGCGCAACATAAAAGCAGTCATGTATTAGAATTATTAGATGCAGGCGAATGGACTGGTAATATTGTCGCTTTACCAAATAATAGAGTCAGAGTAACGCATCCTGCTTGGTTCCAAACTGGTGAAGGAGCACCCGACTTTAGACCGTCTCAACATATACATTACTCTAAATCTGATTTAGACTATACCTTAGATGTCAACCGAGTTTTTGATAACTTGTATAACGATACGGAGGAATAATGGCAGAATTAACAGTTGCACAAAAAAAGAAATTAGTTAGTGCATTAAAAAAAGCTTCTAAATCTCATCTTGCACAAGCAAAAGTTATTGAAAAAAGCCTCAAAACAACAAAGCGTAAAAAATAATGGCAACTTCAGGTAGTACAGATTTTGAACCAAATGTAACTGAGTTTATTGAAGAAGCCTTTGAAAGATGCGGCGTAGAGCTTAGAACAGGCTACGATCTTAGAACTGCAAAAAGATCGGTAAATCTAATGTTGGCAGAATGGGCAAACAGAGGATTAAATCAATGGACTGTAGAGCAAGGCACTCAAACAGTAACAGAGGGCACTTCCGCATACACACTTAATTCTAATGTTATAGACATACTAGATGTGGTCTGTAGAAGAACCGTTAGCGATACTCAAACAGATATAAACATGTCTAGGCTTAGTCGTAGTGAGTATATCAACATACCTAATAAAACAACCAAAGCTAGACCAAATCAGTTTTTTTTAGATAAACAAATAATACCCGTGCTTAACGTATGGCCTACACCAGAAAACTCTACAGACGTTTTAGTTTTTAATAAATTAGTTCGTATGGATGATGCGGATACTTCAGTTGATACTATGGATTTGCCATTTAGGTTCTATCCTTGTTTTGTTGCAGGACTGTCATATTATTTATCACTTAAAAAAGCTCCAGAAAAAACACAATTACTAAAACAACTTTACGAAGAAGAGTTTTTACGTGCTGAGTCGCAAGACGAGGATAGAGCATCTTTTAGAATAAGGCCTTATCTTAGAGGCGTATAATGGCTTATGCTAGTGGTAAAAAAGCATTAGCAATCTGTGATAGATGTGGTTTTCGTTATAGATTACATGAGCTTAAAAAAGAATGGAACGGTCTAAAAACTTGCCCTAATTGTTTTGAAACAAAACATCCGCAACTAGAACCACATACAAGTCCTTCGGACCCGCAAGCAATTTTTGAACCAAGACCTGATACTGATAAAGAGGTTGGTCAAGGTTTTGTCATATCTAATAATGATAATATTATAAGTAGTTCAATAGCTGGCTTCAGGGTTGATAGTGCCCTGGGTGAAATTACTGTTGGCGGTACATCTACTGTTACCCCAACTCCATCTCCTACACCTGCCCCTACGCCAGCCCCGTCAATTACAACTTATACTGTCACGGTTGCAAGTTATTATGGCTCTAACTACTTTTACATCAATGGTTCAAGGCAAGCCACATTAGACTTAACAGAGGGCAGCACTTACCGTTTTGACCAATCTGATAGCAGTAATTCTGGACATCCTTTAAGATTTTCAACCACTTCAAATGGAACTCATAGTGGCGGATCTGAATACACTACTGGCGTAACTACATCAGGAACACCAGGATCTTCAGGGGCTTACACTCAGATAGAAGTTGCAAGTGGAGCACCTACGCTTTATTATTACTGTACTAATCATTCAGGTATGGGCGGTACTATAAATACGACATGACGCTAACAGAATTAAAGACGATCATACAAAATTACGTAGAAAATGATGACACTACCTTTGTAAATACTCTTGATGATATTATAAAAAATACTGAAGAAAGAATATTTGAGCTAGTGCAATTTGATTATTTTAGAAAAAATGTTAAAGGTCAACTTACTTTAGGCTCAAGATTTTTGACAGCTCCATCTGACTTTGAACTAAGTTTTTCTTTGGCAACA